GGTTCAGCCTTGTGGAGTCCCTTGCTTTGGTTCTTTTTCTTGTTAATTTATGGATTGATATGGTTGTATCAAATCTGGCAAACTCACAAACTCACCCAACGAATTAATCAAGCCTTAGAGGATAAAAGACAGAAAACGGGTCACTAATATAGTGTTGAGGATGAAGTTTGAAGACAGTGCCAGTTTCCAAAGAGAACAATTTGTGATATACTATTTTCAGCGTAAAACAAGGAGAATGCTATGCCAGTAAATGAATATGGTCAGATGATTGGTGAGTCAATGGAAGGTTATACACCCGGTGCACTGCCTTCTATTGATTTCTTAGAAGGGCGTTATGCTCGAATAGAAGCTCTTTCAGTGGAAAAGCATGCGGAGGATTTGCTAGCTGTTTATGGTCCGGATACTCCTCGGGAGATGTGGACCTACCTCTTTCAGGAACCAGTGGCAGACAGGGAGGAACTGGTCAGACTTTTAAATCAGATGTTGGCTCGTAAGGACCGTTTTTACTTTGCAATCATAGACAAGGCAACTGGTAAGGCTTTGGGAACTTTTTCTCTCATGCGCATTGACAAGAATAACCGAGTAATAGAAGTGGGAGCTGTCACTTTTTCTCCAGAGCTCAGGGGGACACGGATAGGGACAGAAGCCCAGTATCTACTGGCTCGCTATGTCTTTGAGGAGCTTAACTATCGTCGCTATGAGTGGAAATGCGATGCTCTTAACCTGCCATCAAGACGAGCTGCGGAGCGTTTGGGATTTGTCTACGAAGGAACCTTCCGTCAGGCAGTGGTTTATAAGGGGCGTACAAGGGATACGGATTGGTTGTCTATGATTGATAAGGACTGGCCAAAAGTCAAAGCTCGTTTGGAAATATGGTTGCGTCCTGAAAACTTTGATAAAAATGGACAACAGTACAAGAGCTTGAGGGAGCTTTAATAGGTGTTGAGATGATTACTATTAAAAAGCAAGAAATTGTCAAGCTAGAGGATGTTTTGCATCTCTATCAGGCTGTCGGTTGGACAAATTATACCCATCAACCAGAGATGCTGGAGCAGGCCTTATCTCATTCATTAGTGATTTATGTGGCACTTGATGGCGATGCTGTGGTGGGCTTGATTCGTTTGGTTGGAGATGGATTCTCATCAGTATTGGTTCAGGATTTAATTGTTTTACCAATCTATCAGTGTCAAGGGATTGGTAGTGCCTTGATGAAAGAGGCTTTAGAGGATTACAAAGATGCCTATCAAGTCCAGCTGGTAACAGAACAGACAGAAAGAACCTTGGGCTTCTATCGTTCTATGGGCTTTGAAATCTTATCCACCTATAATTGTATAGGAATGACTTGGATGAATCGAGAAAAATAATAAAATTTGTTTTTTATTAAGCAAAGTTTAAGGCTGGTCTAGTATTATATAGTCATTAAATAAAGACCTCCTAACTTTATTTAATGAAATCCTAAAAACTTTTTTCATCATAATCTCCTAATGAAGTCACCCAATCAGGTGGCTTTTTTTCTTGGATAGGTGATGGTGATAGAAATTTTTTGCAAAATAGTAAAATTTGAGAAAAGTTAAGCTAGTTTTAAGCTTCGTCTTGTACTATAGACAGTTACAAGAAGACCTCCTAACTTGTTGTAACAAATATCCTAAACTTTTCTTTTTCATAATAATCTCCCTTAACTCCACCGAAACTGGTGGAGTTTTTTGGCTCTATTTCAGGCTTTTGGGGACTATTCTAAAAATCATTTTTCGATATTTTTCGATATTTTTCGGATTTTGGTCGGGGAATTGGCGGGGACTTTTTGAGATTTTGGCGGGGATTTTTTAGCGAATATGACTAAGAAATAGGTCTGTTGTCGCTTCAGCAAGTTCGTCCTCCACTTGATTGTAACGATCAGTCATATAGACTTTTGTATGCCCCAGCGCCTGGCTTAATTGTTCAAGTGGAACTCCTGCAATAATGCTTTGAGTTGTGAAGAAGTGGCGCATCATGTGAGGTGTTACATGCAATCCTGTCGCTTCATTCACTAGATTGAAGTTTCTATTTAACTGGTTTGGATTGATGAGACCACCTTTCTCGTTCAGGGTGATATAATCTTTTTGTTGCTCCTTGATAATCCCTAACTTTCGCTTAATCTTAGAAGCTTCAGCTATTAGATAATAGATAAGGTCCGTTCCGATATCATCAAGGCAGACATATCGCTCTGAATCCTTCGTTTTAAGCCCTCCTTTCCCTTTCAAGGTCTGGTTGCTTCGACTGTCTCTAAGATGCAGTATAGCCCGTCCGCTGTCGTTCTGAGTGACGTCCATTGGACGCAATCCAAAGACTTCTCCTCTTCTCAGTCCAAAAATGGTAAGATAGGTCAGTGCGTAGAATTGTTTTGGCATAATCTCTTCTGCCTTAGCTATCCAAGTCTTGAATTCCTTGAGAGTTACTTTCTTGTTAGCAGCAGGGATATCACTCCGACCAATAAAAACACCTTTCAAGCGATTCGAGAGCAGGTTTCCATTTTTTACGGCATCATTCAGCAATGCCATGAAGCTGGAGTTGAGAGTTTGAACAGTGTATCTAGTATGGTTCTGCAACTTTTCAGCGATAAAGAGTTCATACTCATTTCTATCCAAATTTTTAAGCAGGATAGAACCAAACTTTGCCTTGATATGGTTCTTATAGAGATTGTCATTAAGGTAGTAGGAAGTGTCATTCCAGCGCCCTGTTGACAATCTCTTTTCAGAATAGATATCCCAATACTGATCAAGTGTTAGATTCGTATTGATACCTAATTCCAGGTCTTGGATTTGTTGCTCAAGCTCTACCAAGGCTGCACGAGCTTGAGGGAGAGTTGTGAGACCACTTTTACTTTTTTCTCTTTTTTTACCTCGGAAGAAAAAAGAACGTCTGACATAGTAACGCTTGCCTTTAGCAGTCTCATAGTAATAGATATTTGGGTATTTTGTTTTATTATATTTCATTGTATTCTCCTTGTTTATCGGCTTCTGGACAAGGTCTAAACATTGAGAATATTGACATCACCCCTTTCATGGTGTAAAATAGGGTATAGAAAAGAGGCCTTTTTAATGGCTGATTTTTTATAAGGGTAAGCTTCACAATCAAACTTTGGCGAGGGCGATTGTGGGGCTTTTTTATTTTCTAAATAGTTTGTATAGTTTATACAAACTCCAAGCTGTCAAAGGGCCTGCAAGGAATGGAGCGATTGGAATACCAACAACTCCAAAAAAAACTAAGAAAATATACAGTGCTGAAAATACGATTTTATTGGCAGGAAGTTTTTTCTTAGGAGATGTTTCTGAAAGATTAATATCATTTACTATATCAGCGAAACTGTCACTAACAATCTTTTGTTCAATATGTTCAGCTTCAGTTGTTTTAGTTTCAATAGCTTCAGTTTCCGTAACTTCTTTATTGGAAATGTTATCATCAATTATCTCAGATGATTCGCTCTGAATTACTCCTTTTTGTGAAGAATCAACAATGGTAAGGTAAATTTCAAAACCAACATCCAAATCATTATTTGTGACAACTTTTTCTTCATACTCGTCCCATTCTTTATATGGACCGCCTTTTATCTCACATTCTATTAGGAAATGATATCTTTCATCATCAAAATATTTACGGATAGATTTAGCGACTGTTGCAGGGACGTATCCTACATGATTATCAAAAATCAAAACTTTTATAGCATTGGGATCGTATTTATTATCCGTTTCTGGAATGAGTTCAATGTTAAAAATATCTAAATCTCGATACTTAAAGACTTTTAGACCGTATTCTTCAACTTCTTCTCTGATTTCCTTAGCTGATAAATCGCCATAGTATTTTGAATACTCTGGAATTCCATTGTCTTCAGCAATCATTTTACAAGCTTCTTTTACTGCTTTTTTATATTTCGTCACTCCGGCGACTCTGAATAATATTTTTTCAACAGTCTTTTGCATATATTTCCCCTCTATATAAATATCTTCAATGCCATTTTTAATTTACTAATGCCAAGTATTCCTCTTTTACCATGATTTCATTTGTCACTGTTTTTAGATTGTAGTAAGACATGAATTTGAGGTAATCAAACTCTGTGGGGTCATCCAAGCTTTCTAGCGCGTCTTTCACGAGATGGTGGATCATATTCCTATCAGCTTCGTTTTCACAGCGTAGGCGAGCGTTCTGGTACTCTGAGCGTGTATGGTCCTTGTGTCCTAATTCATGAAGTAGGACCTTAACCCTCTCTTTTTTACTAAGTTTACTCGACAGGAAAGCTGTATTGGTTTCTTTTTCGTAAAATCCAAGTTCATCAGGTATTAGCTCACCGTCAAAATCAACAATGCGAACCTGAAAATGACTTATAATTTCTTTTTCGGTCACTAAGCAGTACCTCTAATCACCAGCTTCTTTGAGGTAACCTTCAATGATAGACTGGATGATTTTCTTCTTTTCATCTGTTAATTCTCGGCCACCAAACATCATGACGTTAGACGCCATTTCTTCTACGTTCAGGGTCTTCCCTTGCCAGATATACTCTTTTGAATCACCAGCGATAGCAGGGTTATCTGTACGTCCGAGTAGGTAGTCGGCACTTACATTAAAATAATCAGCTATTTCTTTTAAAACTTTTGAACTAGGATTACTTCTTTTTAATCGATATAAAGTATTAGTTCCATAACCAAGTTTTTCTTCTAAAATATTGATAGAAATTCCCTGTTTATCAGCTAATTCTTTTATTTTATCGAATGCTACAAACATTAATTTTTCAACCTTTCTAAGCAAACGAAAAATAATTTTAAAATATTTGTAGAAAATAGTTGACTTATTTAGTCAAATGTTTTAAAATAATATTCGTAAGCTAAAGAGTTAGCGAACTAGACAACTAAAAAATAAAGCCTTACAAAACTGATTGGCGTCTGTTTTCTATAGGTAAAACTTACTTTTAGTAGGTCTTTTCTCTATGTTTTTATTTTAAAACATTTGACTAGAGATGTCAAGAAGTTCGCTAACTTTTTAGATAATTTTTTAAAAAGAAAGGAGAGGGATATGAGTAAACCATCAAAAAAATCACTACCAATTCAAAATTTAGAAATTAAGATAGATAGCGACTCTAGTATTCCACGAGTTATTTTGAATGGGATTGATTTTCAAGCAGAAGATATTGGTCTTCGAGGTATCAATATCTTTTGGGAAACAAAGAAAGATGAAGTCCCAGAGACACTTATTCAGGTTGATTATATAAATAACCGCGAAGAGCCTCATATAGTATCTGTCAAACAGTCGTTTCAAAATACTTTACTTAAATAGCTCTGGGTTTGTTACAAGATTAGTAATGATTTGTGAGGCGGTTTGAGATAGAAAGTTTAGAGAAAACACACCTACTTTTTCAGCGACACTCTTGGTTTCTCTCCAAACTTTAGGACTCCTCACTGAATCAAGAAACTGATGCCCTTGGTAAGTCATGCCATGAACAAAAGCATTATACAAAGAATTTGAACCGTCAAAGGTCGGAGACCAATTTATAAAACCAGCTTCTGATAGTAACTTACAGTGATAAACAATAGTATTTGTCTCATACTTGTTAGCTCTTTTAAACTTCGAGTTACTAGAGAAAACAAACGGTTCTGGATATTGATGTAATTCTTCAATGTCTAGCAAAATATCTCTTACTAGTTCTGGTTCAAATTTCATGTTACACCTCCGAGTTTTATTTACATTATATCAAATTTAGAAAGGAAGAATATGAGTAAAGAACTAAAAATAATCAAGGCTAAAATCAAAACTCGTTTGATTGAGTTGGATATGACTCAAGCCGAATTGGCAAAACAAGTACCTGTAGCATCATCAGTTATTTCAGAGCTACTAAAATATGGCAAAGGAAGTGATTATGTGAAAGAAAAAATCACAGATGTTTTAGGAATTGAGAATCCTTGGAGAAATCACTAAGAGGTTCATACATGCAAGTAAAAATAATACAGAATTGGCAGAAGAAAAATCACCAACTTAGTCAGATGATGATCGATAGTCTTGAGGGACTAGATGTTTGGGAAACTATTTTAACACTAGGAAAAGTAAGAAGAGGAACATTATGAACGAAATTTTTAATTTTCACGGGCAGGAAGTCCGTACTTTGACAATTGATGACGAACCTTGGTTCGTTGGGAAGGATATTGCAGATATCTTGGGATATGCAAATTCAAGAAAAGCAATTTTTGACCATGTAGATGATGACGATAAGACAGATGGGGTAACGATTCGTGACGCCATGGGTAGAAATCAAAACCCTATCATCATCAACGAATCTGGTCTCTACTCTCTTATCTTATCTAGCAAGTTGCCTCAAGCTAAAGAGTTCAAGCGCTGGGTCACATCAGAGGTCTTGCCAGCAATTCGCAAGCAGGGCGGATTTATCCGTGAGGATTTGGACGAGGATGCCTTCATCGCTCTCTTCACTGGCCAGAAGAAATTGCGTGAGCAACAGGCGACCATGCTTGAAGATATAGACTATCTAAAGAGTGAACAACCGATTCATCCAAGCTATGCTCAATCGCTCCTGAAGAAGCGTAAGGCTAGGGTTGTGGCTTGCTTAGGTGGTATTGATAGTCCAGCTTATGCGGATAAGACTTTCGCTCAGTCAGTCTTTAGACAAGCTGAGATTGATTTCAAAGACCACTTTAATATCAGTCGCTATGACCTGCTACCGAAAAAGTTTGCAGAAGCCGCTCTTGCTTACTGGATGACGTGGGAGCCAAGCACCAATACCAAGATGAAAATCATGAAATTGAACTCATTTGACGAAGGGTAGGAGGGGAACAAGATGGACAATGTTCTACTTTCACTATCTGAATGGATTAAGTCCATTATCAAGGACACAATCACAAAGCTGGTTGAAATAGAAAAAGATAGCGACCACTATCCAGAGTTGATGGATGTGAGCACTACCTGTGAATTTCTAGGAATTAAGTATGACACATTTTCAGATAATTATCGTTACATGAAGGGGTTCCCAAAGGAATTACCTGGTAAGAAATGGTCAAAAAGAGCCATCAAAGAATGGCTCTCTAATCAAATATAATAACTTTACTAAAAGGCTTCTGGACAAGGTCTTAGCAAAATTATTTGACTATATTATAGCACAAAAAGAGGATAAAAAACATGAACAATTTACAAATTATCGCAGTAGGCACATTAGTATCAGTAGTCTTGATTGAATCGCTGATGATGAATATCAAACTTAAAATGGCCATGAGACCGAAGAAGATTCAATTTCAAGCGCCACAAGTTGAGAAAGGCTTTATCGACTTTAAAACAGGGCGACGTGTGGATATTGATCCCGTGACACGAAAAGAAACATTTGTGGATTAAAACGGAGGGTATCAATGGTAGTTAAAAACAAGCGATACTACTGGATTCAACTAGCTCAGGATTTTTTCAAGTCTAAAGAAATGAAATTGCTTCGTAAGATTGCAGGCGGTGACACGCATACCATCATCTATCTCAAAATGATGTTGATTAGTTTAGAGGATGGCGGGCACATCTACTATGATGGACTTGCTGACAATCTAGCTGAAGAAATCGCTCTTGTTATTGATGAGAATGTTGAAGATATTAAAATCACTTTGATTTTTTTGGAGAGTAAGGGCTTGCTGACTAGAAAAAATGACAGGGATTATTTCTTAGAACAAGTTCCTGAGATGGTAGGTAGTGAGACTGCGAGCACTCGCAGAAGTCGTAAGCATAGAGAGTTGACAGCGTTGCATTGCAACACCATTGCAACAACTTGCAACGGAGATACAGAGATAGAGAAAGATATAGATACAGAGATAGAGAAAGAAAATAATAAGACGATGGTTAGTTCCAGCTTATCTGAAAATTTGAAACATAGCGGTATTCGGATTAACGATAAACAACATCAACAGTTGTTGGATTATGTGGGACTTGATGGAATGAGTTTTGATATGTTGAACCGTGCAGTGGAGATAACTTCTGAGGTTTATCACCCTAGTTTCAAGTATCTTAGAGGGATTCTTGAAAATTGGAAAAAGAAAGGTTTTACAACTATTGAACAGGTAGATGATAATGACCAAAAATATAAAGATAGCAAGAACTCCCATCTTCAAGGAAGACAACAAAATGAAAAAAAATCAGAACAGGGGGCTAAGGACGAATGGGGATTTTAGAACTTATTGAGCAATTTGAAGAGGAATTTTATCCTATAAGTGAGGAAAAGAAGACTTTGCTTATAACACAACCTCTTTCTACCGTTACTGCTTGCTTGTCAGATATGGCTAGCTGGCATGAATGCGGAGGTCGTCTGTCATGGTAGACAATGTGTTTGAGGAAATTGCCTTATCTTATCACAGGAATACAGAACAACAAGAAGAGTTCTGCGAAAAGCATAACATCCCTTTGATAAAGATATTGAGGACCGAGAGTGTTGTATGTCGCATGTGTGAATCTGAGCGGATTCATGTAGAGAATCAAGCAAGAGTGAATGAACTGGCCGACGCTGAGAGTGAGCGAGAAAGGAAGTACTATCTAGAAAAGTTCTCTCTTTACGATGAGGTTTTGAAAAATGCGACTTTGGACAATTTTGAGACCCAAACCGAAAAAGAAGCGGAAAAGCTAGCTTTTGCAAAGAGGATTTGTCGCGAGTGGTCTGAGGGTGCTAGGAACAACATCGTGCTACAAGGAGAACCTGGGACAGGCAAGAGCCATTTAGCCTTTGCTATGGTAAAAGCTTTATCTGAGTACACGAAAGAGATTGCAATATTTATCAATGTGACGGACTTGCTGATGAAGATTAAAGCTGATTTTAGTCAGGAGGAGTTTCTGGTCAACAAAATTGCTAGTGCTAAGTTCTTGGTTTTGGATGATTTGGGAATGGAAAAGGATAGCGAATGGTCATTTACCATCCTCTACAATATCCTGAATAAGCGTTCAAATACAATCATTACTACGAATTTAATTTCTGCTGATATTCAGAAACGATATGGCAGACCCTTCATGTCTAGACTGATGAAGGGAGTGGATAAAGACCATTTGATGATTTTTAATGATTTGACAAACAAGCGGAAGCAATATTTTTAGAACGGAGGTGGCTGATGTTTATTTTAAAGCATGGTACAAGAGAGGATAAACCCTTTCTGATGTCCGCTGTTATCGGTGTGACTGGTTTGGACATTTCATGTTCTGAGGAGAAGAAAGCCATGCGGTTTGTTTCTCGGGCGGCAGCGTTACAGGTTGGTAAGGCATTGAGAGGTTCCTTTGGGAATTTCTATCCAGTGGAGGTGGAGTGATGATTGGGGGTATCGATCATTAAAAAAATGACAGTTTGGGCGCTTTTTGATAGCGGGAATGGTTCTTACTTCAAGGGTGCTAACTCTCTGAATAGTTCGGGGGGGGGACGAATATTGAAATCTATTCAATCGGAATGGATATAGAAAACAAGAACAATCATTTCATAAATTTGGACCTTGCTGACTTTGGGCGCCTTTTTGGAGACAACACACTTTTTGATGTGTTAGACAAATTACCAAAACCTGACCTTATAATAGCTAGTCCACCATGTGAATCATGGTCAAATGCTTCTGCGATGGAAAACGGAAATGCGTGTTGGAAACGCAATGATGTTTCTGACAACCTGTTTGCTCCCCAAGTAAGACCTTCACCATTCACAATCCGTTCAAAACAGGATTACGAATCAGCCTATATAAATTATCAGTATGACAGACAATTTCTAAAAAGGGTCAATGGTGAGCTAACAGCTTTCAACACAATAGAAATCATAAAAAGATATAGACCACAATTTTGGGTTATTGAGAATCCAGCGGCTGACAGACTGTGGCCTTACATTGAGGATATTATTGGATTCAGAATTCCATACAAAAATCTAGCTAGATACAATAATTATGATTATCCTTTACAAAAACGGACGATTTTTGGAAGCAATATTGAACTTAATCTTAAAAATAAAATTATCAAGCAGGATATCGAGTGGAAAAACTTCTCAAAATCATATAATGAGAGATCTAATATACCTGAAAAATTGGTGTCAGAAATATTCAAAAAAATTTACAAGGAGTTTAGTAAAGATGATTGAACTCTATTTCATTTACAACGGTCACCGCAAGATACTCATTGGGAATTTCGGCCACATACATAGCGCAATCAATGAACTAAAGAAACATCAGGCTAGTTACTCAGCAATCAGTCATCCACGCTTTCAGAAAAGCATGAGTGGAGAAAACATTAGGATTGATTATGGAGCAGTTGATTGCTACTACTTGATTACTAGGAAAACGGAGGAAAAATAAGATGAATACAAAAATGAATTTAGAAGAAAAGGTTCAACAGTGGTTTGTTGACAGAAATCTACATGAAGCAAATCCTGTCAAGCAGTTCTTGAAGCTCATGGAAGAGTCAGGAGAATTGTTTGAAGGTATCGCAAAGGATAAATCTGAACTGATCTATGATGCTCTTGGAGACATCCAGGTAGTCTTGATTGGATTTGAACAGCAGATTAAGAACGGCGCTCAGATTCAAGCAAATCAACAAGAACTTGAATTGTTGCTGATGGTTTCTAGTTTAGGGAGTATCGCTCAAAAACTATACGCTCATATCTGCCACAATGAGACACAAATTCCGTTAATCAAAGCAGACCTGATGTTTCTTGATAGCGTGATTAGTACGGTTTCATTTTGCAATGGTACTACAGCTGAAAATTGCTTAGAAGAAGCTTATGAAGTTATCAAGGACCGCAAAGGTAAGATGATTGATGGGGTGTTTGTTAAAGAGGAGGATTTATAAAATGAAAAGACTAGGAATTATTATTGGTGTATTACTCGTAACAATTATCTCACCGTTTGTTGTTCAATTTGGTTGGAATGAGATTGTAACGACAATCCTCCCTGTCGGAAAGATTTCGTTTTGGCAAGCTTTAGGGATGGATGCACTACTATCTTTCATCTGGCCTGTGTTATCTAGCAAAAAAGAATCCGAAGAGGATTATTCGTATGCGGTAAAGAGCAGTATTTCAAAAATCATTACATGTGCATTCTTGATATGGTTGGCTAGTTTGTTTATTTAAGGAGAATTTGGCATGACACCGAAGTACAGAGCGTATGATGGCGGCTCATTAAATCGTATGTATCAACCGGACGAAGTGATGGTTGGGGATGGCAATATTTGGATAATTGATGAGGACTCGGTTGCTGGTGAATGGATTGTGAACAATGACATTCACCTCATGCAGTCAACAGGTCTTTTGGATAAAAATGGCAAGGAGATTTTTGAGGGGGATATAGTCGATTACAAAGGCAGAAAAGCAGTTATCAAATGGCACGGATCTTATGCAAGTTTTATTTACATATTTGTAGATGAATTACAGAAAAGAGTGGCAGGATGGAGTCCACTATATCTTGCTTATTTTCATTTTGAAGTAATTGGGAATAAATTTGAAACCCCAGAATTTTTGGAGGTCAAGGAGTGAGATATTTAAAAATCCTATGTGTTGTTTTACTCGTGTCCTTCCTCGTAGCATGTCACCAGATTTCGAGTGGGACAGTTGTAGACAAGTACATCAATGAACCTCACACAACATTCATACCTGTAGTGTCTGGAAAAAGTTCGGTACTTGTACCAACCAGAACCAAAAGAAAATACATTCTAGTCGTTTCAGGACATGCAGGAAATAAGCAAGTTGAAGAAACATTCGAAGTGACAGCTAAGGAATACAAATACTATGAAATTGGCAACACTTTTATACAGGATGCCGTTTTAGAAAATGAAGGAGATAGAGAATGATCAATAATGTAGTGTTAATTGGGCGCTTAACTCGCGATCCAGAATTGCGATACACACCATCAAATGTTGCAGTTGCGACATTCAGTTTGGCAGTGAATCGGAATTTTAAGAATCAGGCAGGTGATCGTGAAGCTGATTTTATCAGTTGCATTATGTGGCGCCAACAAGCTGAAAATTTTGCAAATTGGCTTAAAAAGGGTGCTCTTGTAGGAATCACAGGACGCATCCAGACTCGTAGCTATGATAATCAGCAAGGACAACGTGTCTATGTGACGGAAGTTGTAGCTGAAAGTTTTCAAACTCTTGAAAAGAAGGATAATTCTGCGAATCAGTCAAGTATGGAGAACCAGATGCCACCAAGTTTTGGAGCAAGTGATCCGATGGATATTCCAGATGATGGGTTGCCATTTTAGGGAGGTGTGAAGGATGAACAGACTGAAACAATTGAGAAAAGAAAAGGGGTTGACTCAGCAGGAATTATCTGAAGCAATAACTGCACCAGCTCGGACTATTCAACGTTGGGAAAATGGAGAAAACCAAATCAAAGCGAATAGAGCAAGCCAATTAGCAGATTACTTTGGTGTAAGCGTAGGATACTTGCTTGGTTATGAACCTGAAAGTGAGCAAGCTAGCAATTATCAAAAAATAAAAATTTGCTTCTCTAATGGTGAAGAACTTAGTTTTCTAGTAAGAAATTTTACAGAAAAAGAACTTACGAAGATTACTAGTCAGTTCAACAATGGAAATTTGATGAGGATTAGAAATTTGTCTGTAAATCCTAAGAATATCAATTATTTTTTTGTTGAAGAAAATGAGGAGTTAGAAGATGATGGAAGATTTAAAGAAAAAAGTTAATGGAGTATATGGCTGGTCGGTAGAAGATGGGAAACCCAAACCTCCCAAGGAAGATTTACCACAAGCGGTAAGAGACCGAGCAGACTATTTCTGGGAAATGACAGAAGATGGTATGACGTTTATGGGAGCGATGGAATGTATCTTCGCTGATGAAAAACCTAAAGACTATGATTTGGGAGCTACCAAGGATTGGTTACCAAAATCTAAGGAGTTTGATGATTGGGTTGGCTATACGCCAAGCGTTTCTCAGTTAGTTATTGCAGTTTATTTAATTTATAGAGGAAGCGAAGATGAATAAACAGGAATTGATTGAGAGGTATTTGAAGATGGTTAAACTTAAAGATATTATCAAGAGAATTAACGAATTAGAACCTTCTGCCAAACAATACTGGATTGATGAAATCTTGAAAGAGTTAGGTAGTGATTATGGAAGATTGAAATACCGAAGTGGTTACGAACAAGGAAAGCTTGAAGGCATGGTTGAACGTGAAAAAGTCAAACTTCCGCAGTGTGTGGCGGATTGGATTAGAAAATGTAAAACGTTTAAGCCTTTTGCTGTAAGTTTATCTTTTGCATTACAACCCAGTGTGTGGGAAGCAAATAGGTTATCTAACGAGTGTATTAACTGGTTGTTGGATGCAAACAATCAAGATCTATTCGCCCGAGCATGGCTTGACGGCTACGAAGTCAAGGAAGAGAAGCGGTATTTGGTGAAGGTGAAAGGTATGTCCGAAGAGAATACATATTTGACATTTAGATTTGGCCATACGTGGATGCTAAGCAATTTCGAAGAGTGCGAAGAATTTCGCTTGCACCATACCCGCAAACAACTAGAAGAAGCGGATTTTGGCTGGGTATTCGATTGCCCAGGGATTGAGATTGAGGAGGTGGAATAAATGGCAAAATTTATTCAAATCCAATCTTGTTACAGAGGGATTGTCGAAAACGAACTCATCAATATAGAAGATATTAGTCGCATCTGTCTAGGTCCTAACATCTTATTTCTACGAACACCTTACAGTGCCGGAGAGCGTCATATTTCTATCACTAAAGATTCGGTAGATAAATTATTGAAGGAGTTGGATATTATTGGGGAGGTGGAGTGATGGCATTAACGCTTGGAAGTAGTATTACTGAGCTTATTCTTGAAATTGGTAATCTTTTAAACTCTCCTGATAACAATACAACAACTTTCGCGCTTGAAATTCCAAATCAATCTTTCTTTCTAGAAATAAATGTAAAACCAAAGAAAAAGGAAAAAGAGGTAATGAATCCATATGTTGTGAAAAAAATTATGAGAGATGACAACTCTGTTTTCGATAAAGACAATAATTACCACAAGCAGAAGGAAAAAGAAAGACATAACCCAGTCTTTAAACGAAAGAATTCAAAAAAGTAAGGAGGTCACAGATTGAAACGATTCATAGCTATCTGGATTCTGCTATCTGCTGGATTAAATATCTGGCAGAGTATCCAGATTAAAAAACTAGAAGCAAAGCGTCCGATTGTCATCTATAAAGCTGATAACAAAGGCGCAGAAATCAAAGGCAGAGTCTTACAAAAGGAGAAGATTGGCGACATGTACACTATCACAGTGCAAAATTACGGAATATTCGTAGTTACTCAAACAAACTATGAATCTCTCAAAATAGGAGATGAGGTAATATTGTGATGGCAAAGTACAAGAAACCAACTTACATCATCATTCAGGAAGCAATGGCAGAGCGCATTAGATTTCTGGAAGATGAACTTTATGAAAGGGCCTATAAGGATATTGAGAAATTAGAAGCTCAAAATGATTTCTTAAAAGGTCTTTGCAACAACCAACTTGAAATTATCATGGATTATGAATGGAAGCAGATGCAAGAGCAAGCGGCATTCATAAAAGCTAATACTAGAAAGTGGAGAGCAAGATGCAGCTAAGACTGAAAGAACTTAGAGAGGACTTGTGTATTTCCGTCAAAGACATGGCCAGAGATACAGGTGTTTCCCAAAATACAATTCATTTGTACGAACGAGGTGGATATCCGTCCATTAAGCAAATAGAAATGATTGCCAAAACCTATGATGTGAATCCTGCTTGGTTAGTTGGATGGATAGATGATGAAATGATGCCTGCAATCCAGGTAGTTGAAAAAGTGGTCTACAAAGAAAGTCCAACAGCAAGATTGCCAGATTATTTCAACAACAATAACGATGGTAAGCTTATCAAGTGGAAGCAATCACGAAGATATCGAGGGGGTAGGAATTGAAGAAATTAAGCGACGAAGACCTCAAAACATTAGACAGAGAACTTTTCAAATTTCAAAACGTTCAACGTACAATAGATTTGAGAAGGCTAGAACTAGAAACTCGAAATCCAGATGCTCAAAGTGGGCCTAGCGTAGGAATAAGCAAACCTACCGAAACTATCGCAATCAGAATCGCAGATGATCCAACCTTAAAATTTCTCGAAGGGTTCAAAGCTATTATTAACAAACTCCTGATCAATCTAGTCGATGAAGATAAGGAAATTTTTAATCTACGCTGGAGATATCCTCAATTGAGATGGGAAGAAATCGCAGAACAGAAATTCATGAGCAGAGCTACCATCTATCGTCGTAGAAGGATTATCTTAGAACAGTATGCTATCTTGAAAGGTGAGTTGTAAATAAGAATGAGACAAAACACCTCTTGAACTCTCACTAAAAACAGTTTATTATGATAGCATGAACTTCTGAAACAAAAACACACATCATACTTGAGGAGTCATCCTTAATTCTATTCAAATAAGTTGTCCAACAGAAGTATCGTCAAGAGTCAGCAAAAGCTGGCTTTTTGTTTTGGGAAAGGAGGTAAAACATGGAATTTGTATCACCGATAAAAGATAATGATGATATTCAGGCAATGAAGGATTATCTCAAAGAGTGGAATGAGATGTACTACATGCTATTCATTACTGGTCTTAATACTGGCTTGCGAGTCGGAGATATACTTACATTGAAAGTTAAAGATGTTCAAGGTTGGCACATTAAGTTGAGAGAACGGAAGACTGGCAAGCAGATAACAAGACGGATGACAAAAGAGCTCAAGAAAGAAATGAGGAGATATGTCGAGGGTAAACCATTTCATCATTTCTTATTCAAGAGTAGGCAAGGTCAGAATAAAGCGATCACTCGTGAGCGAGCCTATCAAATCATACATGAAGCAGCTGAAGAACTCGGCATTGATAACGTTGGCACACATACAATGCGCAAGACATTCGGATATAAATATTACAACAAGACAAAGGACGTAGGGACATTACAAAAAATGTTCAATCACTCATCACCTGCAATAACCTTGAGATACATAGGAATTGAGCAAGCAGAGCTCGATGATGCGCTACGGAACTTTGTCATTTAATTTTTTTAGATATTACTTTCACATAATGAGTTAAGCATAAACTAAAAAAATGAAACTCTTCAAAACCCATGCTTAGTAAGGGTTTGAGATTTAGAGTGAGTTTAACAAAATATAAGATATGTGAAAGTGAGGGGTAAAAATACACTAATCACAGATACAAGGAGGCAAAAGAAATGTACCCAAAATTTAGAGTCTGGAATCATAAAAAAGAAAAAATGATTTACAAAGTCATGGTAGGGAATTGTGATCCAAATGACAAGAATTGGACGTGTCCAGTAGTTTACGAAGAAGGTATTGGTTGGTATCACTTCGAAGACTTTAAATATATTACACAATCAACACACACATTCGACCAAAATAAAAAAGAAATATTTGAAGGAGACGTTCTTCAAATCGAACAAATAAAAGCCATTGTTCGTCTCGGTCTATATCGTTATTACGAAGGGCAAAAATTATTTTATGGGAACGGATTCTATTTCGAATGTTTGAATGTTATGGATCCAGATTGTATTGCACCATTTGAAACAAATATCTTAGCGACTGCTAAAATTATTGGAAATATCTTTGAGAATCCTGAACTAAGCAAAAATTTTGTAGGATATAAACAAAAATGAGACAAAAGATATCTTGAAGTCTCACGAAAAAGAGTTTATTATGGTAGCATAGATTTCTTGTATGAGATGGGATAGGTCAAGAGCCTGTCCTTTTGTTTTGCAAAGGAGTATATATCATGTACAACAAACCAGTCAGACAAAGCTTGAAGACAAGGAAGTGGGATAAGTTCCGTGACAAGGTCATGAGACAACACGATTACCTTTGCCAAGAAAGTCTAAGATATGGGCAGTCAGTTCCAGCTGAAATGGTTCATCATATTTACCCAGTATCTGAGTATCCAGAGTTGGAGTATGTATCTTGGAATTGTTTGCCACTGACCAACCGTAAACATAATACGTTTCATGACCGCAACAACGATAAGATAATCGGAAATGGAATCTATTGGCAGAAGAAAAGAAAAAAAGAATTTTTAAATTTTTTCAAAAATAAAAATGAAAAATGAAAAAAATTTTTTATCCCCCCCACTTCAAAAAATTTTTTTCTAAGCCTCTGGGAACCGGTGAAGGGAACTTTTTCCAAGTCGGGGCCTTTCAAACAAAAAGGGGGTAAAAACTAAGCGATTTTGACGGAAGGAGGTAGTTTTTGGCTAAACCAATTACAGCGAAGTCGATTAAGTCAAAAGTGGTCAAGCAGATGAAAGACTTGGGCACTTATCGTAAAGAGTTTGAAATGATCATTGACATCTTTGCAGGTATGCTATATCAGTATCAGAAACTTGCTCAAGATTATGCTGACATGGGTTATCCAGTAACAGACACCTACGTCAATAAGGCTGGTGCTGAAAATGAGCGCAAAGTTCCAATCTTGACAGCGATGGAAATTTTGAGGAAAGACATCCTCAGCTACTCTAATCAGTTGATGATGAATCCTAAGTCTCTTGGTGAGGTAGTAGAACAAGAGGGTGAGTCAGTGCTTACTGAGGTCCTGAAGTTCAAGAACGAAATCAAGAAGAAGCGAGTGACTGGCAATGGGTAATCTTGATAAAGCGAAAGAGTATGCTCGGCACGTCATTTCTCACAGAGAGGAACATTGCGAGGAGAACATTCTTGCAGCTGAACGTTTCTTGCGCGATCTTGAAAATCCTGAGTTTGAAATGGATGAGGATATCGTTGATTTCGTTGTTCACTTCATCGAAAACACGATAGTCCATCAGCAGGGCGATGATATGTTTGCGGTGTCTATCCGTAACAAGCCATTGCTCTTGCAACCGTGGCAACATTTTGTAGTTGTGAACCTGTTTGGATTTTACTACAAGGGTACAAATGAGCGCAGGTTCAAAGAAGCGCTTATCATGCTTGCTCGAAAGAATGGGAAAACCTCATTTACTGCTGCAATCGCACTTGCTTATCAGATATTAGACACAGACAGCGGTTCAAAATGCTACATCGTGGCAAACTCTGTTAAGCAAGCGATGGAAGCTTTTGGATTCTTGAAGTTTAATGTGGAGCGATGGAATGACAAGAACATTCGTATCAAGGATAACAACCAGGAACACTCAATCACTGCTAATTTTGGTATCGAGGGTTCTTTCTTTATCCAGGCACTGGCCAACGATGAAAGCCGTTTGGACTCTTTGAACGGGAATGTTATCATCTTGGATGAAGCTCATACAATGAGGAACAGTAAGAAATATGGTCTTATGAAGAAAACAATGTCAGCATACCGAAACAGTATGCTTTTTGTTATCTCTACGGCTGGTGATATTCCTACTGGTTTCCTTGCTAACCGTTTGAAATACTGTCAAAAGATCCTTAAACAATTAGTCAAGGATGATTCCTTGTTCATGTTTATCTGTAAAGCTGACCAGACGACTGATGGAGACGTGGGCGATTACCTGGACGAGAATGTGCTTAAGAAAGCCAACCCTTCGTGGGGAGTGACGGTGTCGCTCAAGGCTCTGAGAGAAGAAGCCGAACAGGCTATGAACGATCCACAGACAAGAAATGAGTTTTTCAACAAGACTTTGAATGTCTTCACAAACTCTATGAATGCTTATTTCAATCCTGATGAATTCATAGCGTCGGACAGTTGTTACGATTGGAGTTTAGAAGAGCTGGCACGCTTGCCGATTCGCTGGTATGGTGGTGCGGACTTGTCAAGATTACATGACTTAACAGCAGCAGCTCTCTACGGTGTCTATCATGATGGTGAGAAAGATGTTGATATCTGTATCACACATGCTTTCTTTCCTCGGATTAATGCTCAGAAGAAGGCTAACGATGATGGGATTCCACTTTTTGGTTGGCGGTCTGATGGCTGGCTGACGATGAGTAATACTCCTACCGTTCTCTATGATGATATCGTCAAATGGTTCATCAGTATGCGTGAGCGTGGATTTAAAATCCAAGCTGTGGGGATGGATAGGAAGTTTGGTCGTGAGTTTTTGGCTAAGATGAAAAAGGCTAAGTTCAAGATGATTGACCAGCCTCAGTTATTCTATCTGAAATCTGAGGGGTTCAGACGGATTGAGTTCAAAGTCAAGAACAAGGAATTTTACTATCTTCATTCTGACGCTTATGAATACTGTGTGAGCAATGTTAGAGCGATTGAAAAGGTGGATGACGCTGTGCAATATGAAAAATTAGATGGAGACGGTGGTACTGCAAGGATTGACTTGTTTGATGCCAGCGTCTTTGCTTGTATACAGGCTCTTGCTAATCTTGGCAAGGGTGGCGATGTGATGAGATTCTTTGATTAGAGAGAAAGGGGGTGAGGAAACATGGGTATTTTTGAAAAGTTTTGGAAACGAAACAAGCCAAGTAAGCCAATCAACATGCTGAGTCATTCAGATTTAGGGTTGTCAAACCTGATGGATTCGTATGTACCTTTGGCCAGAAATCCAGATGTGGTGACAGCGGTTAATAAGATTGCTGATTTGGTCTCTAATATGACCATCCATCTGATGGAAAACACGGATAAAGGTGATATCAGAATTCGTGACGGACTGGCTAGAAAGATTGACATCAATCCATGCGAACACATGACAAGGAAGTCATGGATTTTTAAGATTGTGCGTGATTTGCTCTTATATGGCGATGGGAACTCTGTCCTACATGTGGAATATGATCTTGTTACGGATTATATTTCTAATTTAAGACCATTTCCGATGAGAGAGGTTTCGTTCCAAACAGATAAGGATTCCTATGTGATCTCATTTAGGGGTGAAGAGTATTCCCCTGACGAAGTAGTCCACTTTGTCATCAATCCAGATCCAGATATTCCATACATTGGTACTGGTTTTAGGGTGACGTTGACAGATGTGGTTCAAAGTTTGAACATGGCTACTAAGACTAAAAAAAGCTTCATGAACGGTAAGAACATTCCTAGTCTTATCGTTAAAGTAGACTCGTCCAGTGCTGAACTAGACTCGGAGCAAGGGCGTGAGCGTATCGCTGAGAAGTATTTAAGTACTAGCAGGGTTGGCGCTCCATGGATTGTTCCAGAGGCATTGCTGGACATCCAGCAGGTAAAACCGCTTAGTCTAACGGATATCGCTCTAAATGAGTCTGTCGAATTAGATAAAAGAACAGTTGCAGGTTTATTAGGAGTACCTGCTTTTATTTTGGGCGTGGGAGAGTTCAACAAGACAGAGTATAACAACTTTGTAAATACGACTGTCATGAGTATCGCTACCACTATTACTCAAACACTAACCAGAGACTTACTTTTGTCTAGTAATCGTTACTTCAAGCTAAATCCTCGCTCACTCTTCTCTTACAATATTACAGAGTTGTCTGAGGTTGCACGTCAAATGACAAACAGTACTGCAATGCGTCGTAATGAGTGGAGAGATTGGCTTGGTATGGCTCCTGATCCTGAGATGGAAGAGTTGATTGTCCTTGAGAACTTTATCCCTCAAGAGAAGATAGGAGACCAAAATAAATTGAAAGGAGGTGAGGAAGAGAATGAACAAACGGAATAGTTATCGTGCCACTCAATTTCAAACTAGGGAAGAAGACTCTGGTGATTTGATTTTGAGTGGCTACTTTATCAAGTTTGACGAGGAGACGGAATTGTGGCCAGGCTACTGTGAAGTTATCAAGCGTGCTGGAGTTGAAAAAGCTATCACAGACGCTGATATCAGAGCTTTATTTAACCACGATGATAGTCTCGTGCTTGGTCGAACAGGTAACGGAACTCTGACTCTGGGTGTTGATGATGTTGGTCTTTTTGGGGACATCATCATTAACAAGGATGATCCTCAAGCGGTTGGAGCCTATGCCCGTGTCAAGCGTGGAGATGTTATCGGTTGTAGCTTTGGCTTTATCCCGATAAAAATCGAAACAGAGGAACGTGAAGATGGTTCGTATCTGGATACTGTCTTAGAACTAGAAATCTTTGAAGTGAGCCCATGTACTTTCCCAGCCTATCCACAAACGGAAATTGCTGCACGACAAAAAGACTTTGAAAGTCAGAGTCGTGCGAATCGTGAAGCGCTAGATAAGCGCAAGAAAGAAATTAAGGAGAAATTTAAGCTATGAACAAGACAGTAATTTTTAGTGCTCTTAGAAGCAGAAAAGCAGATAAAGTTGCAGGTTTGATTCTATCTATCGAGGAATTGAACAAACGTTCGGTTATTGAACTAGAGAAGTTGGACCGTGCTGAAACCGAGGAAGAAGTTTCAGCAGTTGAAAAGACTGTAGACGGTCTTCAAAAGGAAATTGAAGAAAAAGAAGCTGAAAAAGCGCAGTTGGAAAAAGAAATTGACGAGTTGGAAAAACAAATCGAGGAGCAAAATCGTAAAGCACCAACACCAGGTAAAACTGAAAAACGAGGAGGAAAAACATTGGAACAACGTGAAGCATTTAACCATTACCTTCGAACAAAAGAATTGCGTGCTGATGGTTTCAAATCTGCTGAAGGGGAAGCAATCATTCCTGTTGAATTGATGACGCCTAAGGAAGCGAAACAAGACAAGACAGATTTGACTTCATTGGTCAACATCGTTAATGTCAAGAACGCAAGCGGTAAATGGTCAGTTGTTAAATTGACTGATCAAACAATGAACACTGTTGAAGAGTTGGAAGAAAACCCTGAATTGGCTAAACCAACCTTCACAAAGGTGAACTATGAAATCAAAACACGTCGTGGACATTTGCCAGTATCTCAAGAATTAATTGATGATGCGGACTACGATGTGATGGGATTGGTTGCTAAACAAGCTAAGAACCAAGAACGTATCACCAAGAACAAAGAAATTGCTAAGGTTCTCAAGACAGCTACAGCTAAAAGCGCAGCTGGTTTGGATGGCTTGAAAGATATTCTTAATGTGGAATTGAAACCGTACTACGATGCAACTATTGTGTGTACTCAATCTATGTTCGCCGCTCTTGATAAAATTAAGGACAAGGACGGTCGCTATATGCTTCAAACAGATATCACATCTCCAACCGGCTACAAGTTCGCTGGTCGTGTAATTGATGTTTATCCTGATGATATTATCGGTGATGCCAAAGGTGAGATGAAAGCCTTCATCGGTGACGTTGGAGAATTTGCGACATTGTTTGACCGTGCGCAGACAACTGTCAAATGGCAAGATGATAAAATCTATGGTCAATACTTAGGAACTGCAAACCGTTTCGATGTTAAGAAAGTGGATGAAGCAGCAGGCTTCTATGTAACTTACACTGACGCTGCAGGGTAAGGAGGTAGCTGATGGCTTATCAAGTAATCCGTCCTTTTAAGGATTTGAGAGACCCTCAACAATATGAATATCAAATCGGGGATATTTATCCCCGAACAGGATATAAGAGTACCAAGACCTTCATTCAAGAGTTGTTAGATGGGTCGAATAGTGCAGGATCTATTTTCTTGACTAAAATCGATGATGACGATATTTCCGAAGGAGAACCAGAACCTCAAGAACCCGAAGAGGAAGACGAGGAGTAGTTATGGACAAGTCTCAATTATTAGAATTACTAAAACTAAAATTGGGTATAGCAACAAAACTACGTGATAAGCCTTTGGAAAAAATCATTGAAGCTGTCATAACTGAACTGGAAGAAAATTTGGGGGTTTCGCTTGAATCAGAAAATGCTGAACACCAAATGTTTGTAGTTGATTATGCAGCCTTTCGCTATGAGGGTGGGGTGGACATGCCACGCCACCTTTTATGGCGGTTGCATAATTTGAAATTGAGGTAAGAAGATGGCATGGAACAATGAGATTACATTAATCTCAAGGGTAAAAACAGGACTAGATAAATTGCACCAGCCTCTATTTGAGGAGAAACGATTGACTATTTTGTGTCGCAAGCGTTCCATTACTCGTTCTGAATTTTATCAGGCTAGCCAGGTCGGGCTTAGACCGAGCCTCATCCTTGATATTCATAGCTTTGAATATAACAACGAGGAAGAAGCGGAATTTAATGGGAAACGGTATCGTATTCTCAAAACATTTCCGATTGGCTTAGAGATTCTGGAGCTGACCTTGATAGAGGAATTGCCATGAGTGTAACAGGTGACCTTTCAGCAGAAATCGCTAAAGCACTGAGTGAGTATTCTAGTGAGTTAGAAGATGAGATTGACGCTATTGCACAAGAGTTAGGTGATGAAGCTGTTGCGACTTTGAAGGCGACAAGTCCAAAGAATAAAGGGAAGTATGGGAGAGGATGGCGCCTCAAGAAAAACGCCAAAGGATCATACGTAATCCATAATGCTACAGGCTATCAATTGACACACCTACTTGAAAATGGCCATGTCTTAAGAAATGGCGGACGCAGTCGTGCTATCCCTCATATCCAACCTGTAGAAGAAAAGCTAATCAATTCCTTTGAACGGAAAGTGAAGGAGGCTATTCAAAAATGAAATTATCTGACCTTGTCGATATTCTAAGTCAAGCGAATCTACCTATAGCCTATCGTGCGTTTGAAACTGGACACGTTCCTCAAACACCTTACCTTATCTACTTTGAATCACATCCAGATATCAAGAGAGCAGATGACGAACAGAAATACCAGATTAAATCTGTGACTGTAGAGCTTATCTTTGAACGTAAAGACGAAGATTTGGAAGAATCCTTGGAAGAGTTGTTGTCTAAACATCAACTTGTTTTTGAGGTATCAGAAGAAAGCTATATCCCAACAGAAAGGCTATCTGTCAAGCCTTATACTGTTTATTTGTACTAAAGGAGAAGAAGATGACAAAAACAGAAAATAAAGTAACCTTTGGATTGAAAAACGTGCATATCGCACCAATCGAAACTATCAATGGGGAAACAAATGTCATTAGCTACGGGAAAATTTTCCGTTTCCCTGGAGCGATGAACTTGGAGCTAGAACCAAAAGGAGAATCGAAAGCAATTCCAGCCGACGATGTGGATTACCACTTCATGAACTCAAATGAAGGGTATGAAGGAAAATTGAAAGTACCGCATATCACGGAAGAGTTTGCGACAAAAATCTTAGGAGAACTCAAGGATGATCAAACAGGAGTATTGACTGAAAAAGGCGATGCTTCAACTAAACCGTTTGCTATTATGTTTGAATTTTCAGGAGATCAAAACAAGACTCGCTACGTTCTCTATTACTGCTCTGCTAGTCGTCCATCAAACGGCTCTGCTACCAAGAGTGGAACAACTGTCAATGAACGTGAGCTTAGCTTTAAAGCTTCACCACGTCCACTTGATAGCGTAGTGAAACGTTCGATTACGTCAGCAGACAAGAAAGAAGTGTATGACGCTTGGTTTACTAGCGTTTATGAGCCAACATCTCTAGGGTAAGGAGTAAAGAATGCGTCGAAGTATTAAAATCAGCAATAAGCGCTATGAGCTTGCAACAAATGCCTATACTCCAATCGCTTACAAGAACGAGTTTGGGCAGGATTTTTTCAAGGACCTTTTAGGACTTTTGAAAAATAAGCAATTGGTAGCTCAATTGAATCAATTAGAAAAAGGGAATGATTTGGTAGCGGAAAGCGTCGACCTATCTCTTTTAGAAGATTTTGACATTACCTTTTTCTATCGTCTATTTTGGGTATTTGCTAAATCTGGCAATCCTAAAATCAAACCGTTTGATGATTTCTTTATGGAGATGGAAGAATTTCCTCTTGACGAAGTTTGTCCGCTAATGATGGAAATGTTGAATACGGTGCTGCAAACAAAAAAGAAACAGACACATCAGAAACAGCAAGCGAAGAAGCCTTCACGGTAGAATCCTATCTATCTTGTTGTAAGGAAACTGGCTTATCTATCGATGATCTCAAGAACATTTCTATTGGAATGGCTTTAGATTATCAGACAGATTATGTCAATTTGCGTAGTGAAAATAAAACGGGTAGTCGGAAGGCCACCCAAGCTGATTTTGATGCATTTTAGAGAAAAAGTGAGTGCTGAGAGAGCGATTGTGAGGACAAGTTCCTTTAGTTGGCTAGTGTTCTGGCCATAGAAAACCTCTCAGCGCTCCTTATTTTTTAAGGAAAGGAGGAAATATGGCAGGAAATATCAAAGGGATAAAAATTGAAATTGATGGCGATACCCAGCCCTTACAAAAAGCGTTAAAAGGTGTCAATCAAGAGTCTGCTAACGCAACCAAAGAGCTGAAACAAATTGATAATGCTTTAAAGTTTGATACTGGGAATGTTACCTTACTGACCCAAAAACAAGAAGTCTTACAGAAGCAAGTTGGAACCACTCGGGAAAAACTAGAAACTTTAAGACAAGCTCAATCTCAAGTTGAGGAGCAGTTCAAAAAAGGAGATATTGGCGCAGATCAGTATCGCGCTTTCCAACGTGAAGTAGAAGTGACTCAAAATGTCCTGAAAGGATATGAGGGGAAACTAGCTAGCGTCAATCAGGCTCTTGAAGGCAACGGGAATGCAACTAAGAATAACCAAACTCAACTGAAAGAATTGCAGAATGAGCAAAAACTACTTGCCAGTGAATCTGAAAAGGTAGTCAGTTCGTTCAAACTGCAAGAAAGCCAGATGGGGGCCAATGCTAGCGAAGCAGACAAGTTAGCATTGGCTGAAAAGAAGATTGGTGCACAATCTGAAATTGTCGCTCGCCAAATTGAAAACCTTGAGAAGCAGTTAAGTCTAACTAAAGAACAGTATGGTGAAAACTCTGCTGAAGCTAACAAGATGGAAGCGGAGCTGAATCAAGCTAAGACCGCTTACGCTAATCTTGGTCAGGAAATGGAAAAATTAGCCAGCAGTGGGAAACAAGCTGGAGATAGCCTGAGCGAGACTAACAACCTCTTAAAAGCTGAGTTACTAAACCAATTTTCTGAGAAGTTATCTGATATTAGTCAAAAACTAGTTGACTTTGGAAAAAATGCTCTGGAAGCCTTTCGTCAAGTAGACGAAGGAATGGACATCATTGTTACTAAAACAGGAGCTGGTGGAGAAGCTCTGCAAGGGATGCAGGATGTTGCGAACGAAATCGCTACATCATTACCAACAGATTTCTCAACAGTAGGGAATGCGGTCGGAGAAGTTAACACTCAGTTTCAATTGACAGGCGAAGCGCTCAAGGGTGCGTCAGAGGATATTATCAAATTCTCGGAAATTAACGGTTCTGATGTCACAAATTCGACTATTCAGTCGAAACAGGCATTGGAAGCGTATGGAATGACTGTTGATGATTTATCAAAAGTATTAGATTCGACTACATTCGTCGCTCAAGCTACGGGTGTTTCAGTTGATGACTTGATGAAAAAAGCAACAGACGGCGCTCCTCAAATCAAATTGTTGGGGCTTAGTTTTGAAGAAGCTGTCACACTTGTTGGTCAATTAGAGCAACATGGTGTAGATTCATCTGCTGCTTTATCAGGATTGACGAAAGCGGCAGGCGTGTATGCTAAACAAGGCAAGAGCATGAACGAGGGCCTCAAACAAACAATAGACTCCATCAAAAACAGCCAGAGTGAGACAGAAGCTTTAAGCATTGCAATGGAGATCTTTGGGGCTAAAAAAGCGCCACAAATGGTTGATGCTATCAAACGTGGAGCGTTAAGTTTTGAAGATTTAGGGAAAACAGCCCAAGAATCTGCTGGTTTAGTTTCAAACACATATGAAGCCACCTTGGACCCAATAGATAAATTCCAGACGGCTCAAAATTCAGTTACTTTGGCCATGTCTGAAGTTGGCGCTGCAATTGCTGAAGTACTGGCACCAGTATTTGAAATGCTGGGGAATATTGTCAAGCAAGTAGCTGAATGGTTCAGCGGATTACCTGGCCCGATTAAAGAATTTGTTGTCATTCTAGGGACAGTTGTTACTGTTGTTGGTATCTTAGCACCGATATTCCTAACCTTACAAGCAGCTGCAACCGCCCTTGATGTGTCAATAGGGGCCATGATTACCGCAGCGTTACCGATCATTGGGACAGCCGCTGCAATAGCGGCCGCAGTGGCAGCGGTCGTTGTCATTTTGAAATACTTATGGGAAACGAATGAAGGATTCCGCAACGCTGTAACAGCTGTGTGGGAGGCTATTTCATCTGTCATCAATACTGTTGTAGGTGAAATTTCAAACTTCATCATGAGTATTTTTGGCACTGTTGTAACTTGGTGGACTGAAAACCAAGAACTAATCCGTTCAATTACGGATGCTGTCTGGAATGGCATTTCCGCTATCATTAGCGCTGTTATGACTGTTATAGGTCCTCTTATAGAGGGAGAGTGGAATAATATTCAGATTATCACCTCTACAGTTTGGGAAGTGATTAAAACTGTAGTTGAGACAGCTATTAACGTTGTTTTGGGTATTATCAAGGCAGTGATGCAGATCATTACTGGTGACTGGTCTGGCGCTTGGGAAACCATCAAGAGCGTCGGAGAAACAATCTGGAATGGGATTGCAAGCGTCATTGGGACTATCTTTAATGGCATAGCGCAGGTATTGTCTAACATCTGGAACACTATCTCAACGGTTGCTTCAACTGTTTGGAATGGTATCAAGTCCACTCTTTCAGGAATATTTGATGGTATTTCAAGTTCGGTCTCAAGTGTCTTTAACGGTATAAGAGATACGATTAGCAATATCTGGAACGGCATTAAGTCAACTGCAAGCAGTGTCTGGAATGGCATTAAAGATACAATCGGTAATGCTATTAACGGGGCTAAGGATTTAGTTGGTAGTGCAATTGAAGCTATTAAGGGATTCTTTAACTTTGAATTTAGATGGCCTCACATCCCTCTACCACACTTTAGTATTAGCGGTTCTCTTAATCCAGTCGACTGGTTGAGTAACGGGTTGCCAAGTATTGGCGTAGAGTGGTATGCCAAGGGCGGTATCTTGACCAAGCCGACTGTTTTCGGTTCAAACGGAAATAGCCTTATGGTTGGTGGGGAGGCTGGGAACGAAGCTGTCTTACCACTAAACGAACGCACCTTGGGAGCTATCGGTCGTGGAATTGCTCAAACTATGGGAGGTCTGTCTCCTGTTATCAATGTCAGCATTAGCGGAAATAACATCAGTGAAGAGATGGATATCAATCGCATTGCTGACGTTGTCGCTCAAAAGATTGCGGATGAACTACAACGGAAAACACAACTTAGAGGAGGTATTGCATGATCAAACATAATGAATTGGTAATTGACGGCGTAGCAACATCCTCCTTTCCTTTTGATGTCATTGTAGAAGAAGCGCCATCCATCGTGATTGCCAATAGCAAAACAAAACTATGGGAGCACGATGGGATTAGCGGAGCTATCCTACAAACCAATCATCATAGAGGGATGGTTGAGAAATCCTACACGCTTCACTTAGTCAAACCAAAAGAAGAGGACTTGAACCGTTTTCTGGCTCTCTTTGCAAGAGAGAACTTTTGGCTTGAAAGCGAACGTGTCAAGACTACAAAAATGTGGTGTTACAAGGTGAAGATTTCTGAGACTATTAGAAATCGTGCAGGGTATTATGCGCTTAAAGTCACATTTGAGTGTCACCCTACAAAATTCTTCAAAGTCACGGACAATCAAACCTTTTCAAGAAGTGGCACTCTAAGAACCAAGGGCTCTGCTTTGGCTTTTCCGACAATTACCATAACTGGCCAGAGTACGACTGAGGTTAGTTTTACAGTGGACAGGCAGGTCATTCGCTTAGAAAGACTGTCTGGAAGAGCTATCATGGTAAATAACCCTAACAATCCTAGTTTCTTGGACGGAACAGGTTCCAGAATTAAGTGGACAGGGGATTTTATCACGATTGACCCTATCAAAAAACAAGATGTAGGTATTGTCTTAGGCGCTAGTATCAGTTCAATGACGATTGAGACTGTCTGGGGGTGGGCATAATGCTATATTTGCTTGAAAGCGATACTCGTAACGTTAAATGGAACGGTATTCCACTGCATGAAGCGACTTCAGCAATCATCAAAGAGCAAATGAACGGGGATTTTATCCTTACTGTTCGCTACCCTATCACCGACTCTGAGATTTATCAACTTTTCCGTGAGGATATGTTAATTAAAGCACCAGCTCCTGTGATTGGTCCGCAGTTGTTCCGCATCAAAAAACCAGTAGAGAATGATGATCATTTAGAAATCACTGCTTATCATATCACTGATGATGTCATGCAGCGGTCTATCAATCCTCTGTCTGTCAACAAGCAGAGTTGTTGGCAGGCTCTTTCTCAATTGGTACAAGTCGCTAAGTCTCCTATCAATGATTTTTCATTTACCAGTGATATCACAGACAGGAGAACCATCAACACAAAAGAAGTAGAAACACTCTACAGCGTGTTAATGGATGGCGCTCACTCAATTGTGGGAACATGGGAAGGAGAGATGGTTCGGGACAATTTCGCTATCTCAATTAAGCGAAATCGAGGAGAGGACAGAGGTGTTATCATCTCTACCCACAAAAACCTAAAATCCTATCAACGAACCAAAAACTCACAAAATATTGTTACTCGGATCCATGCTAAGTCTACATTTAAGGCAGAGGGTGCCAAGGAAGACACAACGATTGCCATAACGGTTGATAGTCCCTTAATTGGTGCCTACCCTTACATCAACGAAAGAAGTTATACAAATAATAACATTCAGACCGTTGATGAGTTGACAAAGTGGGCTAGCGCTAAATTTACTAACGAACACATAGATAAGGCTACAGATGCCATTAAGATTGAAGCCTATGAACTTGATGGGCAAACTGTTCACATGGGCGATACGGTTAATCTGAAAAGCTATAAGCATAATGTGGACGTTTATAAGAAAGCAATTGCCTATGAGTATGACTGTTTAGCAAACAATGGACAAGGTGCCTATCTGACCATTACCTTTGATGACAAAGTAAAATCAGGGGGCAATGGTGGTGGAGTGTCAGCAGTAGCAAACGCAATCTTGGACAAGCAAGAAACAAAATTTGACATCATGCTGGAGCGTGCGATTGCTAACGCTAACCGTGCCTTTGATGCTGAATTTGCCAAGCATGAGAAAAACATCACTGACGCTATTGAGCAGTACAAAGCAAATGCTGAAGAATTTGGCGCCAAAATCCACGAGGAAATGGAGAAAGAGCGTCCTGAATTCGTGAAGCGGATTAGTGAGGAGCTGATGAGTGGTGCGGACTCAATTGCTGAATTAAGCAAGAAACTGGAACAAGTCAGCGAAACTGCAAGGGTCAATGCTAGCCTGATTGGTGGTGATGGGAATACCCAGTACAATAAGAACCGCTTGAATGGTGGGACAGCCAAGAAAATTAGTTATGGAACGGATTTTGTGGAAGTAGGGCATAACGGTGAAGGTTTTGAGGTTGGTAAGAAATACGTTATAAGCTGGTCAGCAACCTGTACACCGTACGGCAAGACAGATGTGACTGTGGTAGTCAATAAGACACCGTTTTACGGTGGCCACGTTCATTTAGCGCCTGCTAATTCGGTCATGCCAGCGATTGACAAAGACCTTGTCCAAAAAGAGGAGCAGGTCTTAGCGGTCTACTACGGTGCCTATCGTCTGACTTTCTCAGGCGACTGGTATCAAGATTTAGAGCAGTCTGTGACGATTGACAATCAGACAAGACGGATTGAACTAGCGCCTGTTTACAAGACGGTAGCTGACGGGCAAAATGCTAGATATGAGGGAAGTTGGAACGAGAGTCCAACTTTTATTTTCGATGGAGGTAGAACATGACGGAAACAATCCCAATAAGGGTACAACATAAACGCATGTCAGCACGAGACTGGACAAGTAGCACTCTGGTATTGCTTGACGGAGAGTTGGGCGTAGAAAGCGACACAGGCAAGGTCAAGGTCGGAAATGGCCGTGACCGATTCTCAGCATTGCAGTACCTAACAGGGCCAAAAGGAGACCGTGGAGAACGTGGGGAAACAGGACCACGAGGAGCGGACGGAGTTATGCGATTCGAGAACCTGACAAGCCAACAGAGAGAGGGCTTAAAAGGTGCACAAGGTCCACAGGGTGCGAGAGGTCCGGCAGGACCAACAGGCCCAGCGGGTCCAGTAGGAGCAGTAGGACCGAGAGGCCCAGAAGGTCAACGAGGACCCCAAGGAAATGCAGGTCCAGCTGGAGCGCCTGGTCAGAACATCATCAACCAGAACAGCGGTCAACCGATGAAATATTGGGCCGGCACAAGGTCTCAATATGACGCGATTCCTAACAAAGATAGCAATACTATCTATGATATCTACAGTAGTACGTAGGAGGTAGTATGGCTAGAGAAGGAATTTATGTTGGTGGTAAGGAAGTTGTTCAGCGTTATGTAGGAACACGGTTGGTTTGGGAAAAAAGAATACGAGTTTTAGAACTTTTTAGCAAAAGAGTTATCGCCTCTCCAAGTTACGGAGAGAATGTAATGTATATATACGATTATGCATTTGGCTTCCAGAACAATTCGATTGACGATGTTCGATTTATCGGTAAAACTGAATCAAATGTTATTCCAGTAACACTAGAACGAGGCTATAGTAAAAACTACATTAAAGCCCGTTTCAGAAATACTGAAGATTTTGAGAAAGCAAAGAGGGATTTTAATTCTTCAAATGGAGAAACTTATATGAGCTTCTATTCTACATGGAGGTAACACATGGACATTACCATTCAAAACGTTCGTTCGCCTGCTCTTGAGCATAACGGGCGGTATTATAAGGTCTTTCAACCACGGACACGAGATGAACTGCTGAAGCTTCATCACATGGGCTGTGTGGGTGATACGGTGCTGACGGATATCCAACTGGAGCAGGGAGATTTCCCTACTAGCTTCGTGGAGCCTACTGTTATACAACGTACTTTGTCAGGTCTCTTCAAGGATATGCGTTCTATTGAACTGGAATTGCGAGACCCAAACAGCACACTCTGGGGTAAAATCCAGCAGAATAACCAAGGGGCGCTGACTCAGTTCTTTGATACGAATGTTAAGAGCGCCATCGCTCAAACTGCTAAAGAAATCAGGCAGGAAGTGCGAGACGCTGCCAACAGTGCTAGGGTGCAAGTGACACCCGAAGGTGTGACCATCGGATCTACTACCTTAACGGGCGAGCAGTTAGCCTCTACCATTTCCACAAGTCCGAAAGGCGTTGACATCATCGCTCCGAAAGTCAGGGTGAAATCTGATATGATCGTGGATGGCGCGGTAACTGCTGGGAAGTTAGCGGCTGGCTCTGTCACTGCCGAAAATATCCAAGCTGGTGCGATTACTGGCGATAAAATCAACGTAGATGATGCACTGATTCGGAACCTGACCGCTAGAGATGCCTTGATTGACAAACTGACATCTAAGGAAATCTTCACAACCAAGATTGAGTCAGTTGTATCTAGCTCAACCTTCCTACAAGCCTATCAAGGCGAAATTGGAGGTTTCACCATTGGTCGTTTTGATCAAGGAAGAGGTCGCTGGATTTCTGGTGTCAACCAATTCTCGGTCGGCATGGGAAACGGAGAAGGTGGCAGTTATAACGGTGAAAATACTGCTTTTTGGGCTAACTGGGGCTATAGTTGGGATAGACCTGGGCCTAATGCTTGGTATGTAACAACATCAGGGAATATGTATTGTAGAAACGGAGCAGACTTTCACGGTAAAACGGATTTCTCCAAAACATCAAGTTCTAATTTTTATGGAACGACTTATTTTGAAAACTCTCCAACATTCAAAAACGGAATCCATATGTACGAGCAAGATATTTTGGGAAATGGCGGAAGCCCCCGTAAAGGAAACCAAAACAAGGTGGTATGGTGGAATCAGGTCGGAGATGGAACTGTTAAACACTGGATAGATAAATCTTCAGACAGACGATTGAAAGAAAACATCACAGAAACAGCTGTGAAAGCCTTGGATAAAATCAACAGACTAAACTTGGTCGCATTTGATTTCATCGAAAGCAAGAAGCATGAAGAAATTGGTTTGATTGCACAAGAGGCTGAGACTATCGTTCCAGAAGTTATCTCACGAGACCCTGAGAATCCAGATGGCTATCTGCACATCGACTACACCGCATTCGTCCCCTACTTGCTGAAGGCTGTCCAAGAACTAGACCAGAAAATCAAAGAAATGGAGAACACACATGGATAACAACACAATCGACAAGCTAGTCGCTGAGTTGCTCGCTAACCGCTTGAAAGAAGGCGAATTGAATAGTGCGTATTTAGAGGCATACCATACACTGACTTTGGCCGAATTACAGGCTTTTAAAGCCGTACTGGAATACGACCCAGCCCTCAAAGAACTATTTGAAGAAACGCAAGCTAAAATGAAAGGAACTAACGAATGACTTACAAATTAACAGGAAGCCCAACTTTAAAAGGGGAAAAGAATGTCACAATCGTAACGATTGAGAAAGAAGAACCTGGACGCTACAGTTATGAGCGTGTTGAATTGCCAGGCAATCGCACGAATGATAATGAAGAAGTGCTGATTCAAGCCGTTTTAGATTTTATTCGTACGGAACTTGATCCGACAAATGCTATCGTGACTGCTCAAGCTAAACTAGAGCAGACTTTGGCTAAATTGGAACAAGCTGAGCAGAAGGTGGCTCAAGCTCAAGCCAATCTTGAACAAACCCAAGAGAAATTGAGCCAAGCAGAAGCGAAGCAAAATGACCTTGAAGCACTTGCGAACCGCATTAATAAAGTGGTTCGAGTGATGGCTCAAGATTCCATTATGGGTGAGAAAGTCTCTTATGGTACGACCTACAAAGAAATGGTTGAGTTATTCCCGCTTGCTGAAGTCGGTAAAGTTTACGAGCCTGGTGCAATCTTTGCGGTTGAAGATCCAAGTCACGCTGAAATTAATGGAGAAGGTAAACGCATCTTGATTCAAACAAATCAGTCCTTTACTTACCAAGGAGAAACCCTTACTCAACTTGAAGGAATACCTTACCAGAATGGAGTTCTAGCAACTTGGAAGTTTAACGCACCAAAAGCAACGATTGGACAGTAGAGGTGCTATATGGCAGAATTTGAACGCTTAATTGTCCAAATCTTCCTCTCTCTGATTCCTGTTGTTGGTCTTTATTTTTCAATGAAAGACCGAGCGACCAAGCAAGAGAATCGTCTCACCGTTTTAGAGAAAGATATCGAGAATTTGCATGAATTCAAGATGTCTGCCAATAAACGACTAGATAATCACGACGAACAAAACAAGGCTATCTTGGTCCTTGCAGAACAGGTTAAGTCGTTAGGCGAGGACGTCAGAGAGTTGAAAACGCTGATTCAAAACAAAACTTAAGAAAGGGGCGCAGAATGGTCTGTAATCTCAATACGACCAATCTTGCTCAAGTGGATGGCGGTTACCTCATCAAACAGGGTGATGTAGCTTCTACCTTTGGTTTCGTCCTTTTAGACGAAGATTATCGAGCCGTCTCCTCTCTGGAAGGGGAGGTGGCGGTCGTTAGTCTGACCATGGACAAGCACCAGTGGAAGAAGAAGGTGACTGTCACGAACTCAAGCGTGAATTTTAATCTGGACGCTATCTTGCCAGTCGGGAAATACCGCTTAGAGATAAGCGCTGGTGGATATATTTTCCCAAGCGATAAGGCTACGCACATCAAGATAGTGGCTTCAGATAAAGAATTGGTCACAGAGGAAGTCCATGCTCTCAAAGAGCTGGATATCGCAGAAGAAGTAAAAAAACAGCTTGCAGGAAGAACTGTAGGCAGTGATGGCACAGCAAGTCAGGAAATTCCTGACTTGCTCATGTACTATAATCTTGGAAAGGTATAGAAAATTATGGATACAAGTAAATTGATTGCATTTGCTCAAGCATTAGGAGCGGATAACAAGACAATGAAGCAGTTGGTCGATACGAAGATTGACAATGCTACTTTAATGCAAGCCATTGAACAAGCTAAAACCGCAGTGAAAGCTGAGATTTTAGGTGATGGAGTGCCTGAAAATCTTGATACGCTTAAAGAGATTGCTACGATGATCGCAGGCATGAGTGGTGATACTGAAGGTGCAGTCGTTCAAAAATTGGCTGACATCGGCCGTCGTATTGACGAGTTTGCCAATGTTGACCTGTTAGCAACGTATAATGCAGCGAAAGCGTGATTGCCATGAGCAATTTAGAGGAATTTGCTCAAGCGGTCGGTCGGGATGTTAAAACTCTGAATCAAAAACCAAGTCCACAATTAACTCTAACTGGAAATATCCTCGGTATCGTCGGAGGTAACAGGGTAACGCTACCGATTCAGCAAAGTACCTATACAACTTTATCTGGTGGTGGCACTCCTGAAGGTAAAGTAGTAGCCAATCCAGGAGACACTTATATAAATAAAAGTGTCTCTTTAGGAGATTACTACTATTACAAAGAACGAAATCCAGGCAGAAATACAGGTTGGAAAGTCTTGTATGGAAGTATGGGTGTCAATATCAATTTATTGACAGGGAGTAGAATTAGATTCGCAAGAGAAAACTATTTCGTAAGTGCTTCTATCACTGATTTAACAGTATCATTGGACGCTCTCAAAAATGGTCAAGCCCGTGATTTTTATCAAGACGGTGAAAATGTAGTAATTAGATTTATTCCTGTTAAACAATTTGAAGCAAGGGAAAGTGTTATTCCTCAAGGATTTAGGCCTTCAGGAAACTTTCTAGTGCCAGCTTATTCAAAAAGCGGAGACAGCATAGGATTATTCAAGTTTGAGCAAATATATGGAATCGTGAAGTTGATTTTGAATGATATCAATAAAGATAGTATCACAAGCGAAATGCTGAAAGGAATCAACTCAGGCTTGATTGTATATCCAACACAAGAAGCATGGCCTACAAAATTACCATAAGAAAGGAAGTTTAACAATGTCACAATTTAATGAGTTGATTATCGCTTTTGCTACTGGATTTTTAGCTGTAGCAGTAGGCAATATCGTAAAAGCAGTAAAAGAGTATCTTTTGCAAAAAGGCGGAGAGAAAGCTGTAAAAATCGCTGAAATCCTAGCTAAAAATGCAGTACACGCAGTAGAGCAGGTGGCGACTGAAACAGGCTATAAAGGTGATGAAAAGCTGGAGCAAGCTCGTGATAAAGTCCGAGCTGAACTTACAAAATACAATATCAATATGACTGACAAGGACTTAGATACATTCGTAGAGTCAGCAGTGAAGCAGATGAATGACGCTTGGAAGGAGTAAGTATGTCTAAAAAACAAGAAATGATTCAATTCTTCATCGACAAGGCTAATTCTGGCGATGGAGTGGATAATGATGGAGCTTATGGCTTTCAGTGCGCTGACGTGCCTTGTTACGGGCTACGTCATTGGTACGGTGTGACCCTTTGGGGGAACGCTTATGACTTGCTTGAATCAGCACGTTCACAAGGCCTGAAAGTCGTTTATGACGCTGACTATCCAAAGGCAGGTTGGTTCTTCGTGAAATCATACGTAGCTGGCGACGGTGTCAATTACGGACATACTGGCCTTGTCTATGAGGACTCAGACGGATATACCATCAAGACGATTGAGCAAAACATCGATGGAAACTGGGACTACCTCGAAGTAGGTGGCCCTTGTCGCTACAACGAGCGTTCTGTAAGTGAAATCGTTGGTTATATCGTGCCGCCTGAAGAAGTTGAAATCGGCTGGCAACAGAACCAATATGGCTGGTGGTGGGTTCGTGAAGACGGCTCATATCCAACCGATAAATGGGAGAAGATCAATGATGTTTGGTACTATTTCGACGACAAAGGATTCATGAAACGTAGTACCTGGTTGAACTACAAGGACGCTTGGTACTGGTTCACGGATTCAGGCGCTATGGCAACTGGTTGGGCTCGTATCAATAACGCTTGGTATTACTTTGATGAAGACGGTAAGATGGTCACTGGTTGGATTAAGCATAAGATGACTTGGTACTATCTTGACCGTAAGAATGGCAACATGGTATCTAATGCCTTTATCCAGTCAGCCGACAAGACAGGCTGGTATTACATCAAACAAGACGGAACAATGGCAGATAAGCCAGAGTTTGAAATTGAGCCTGATGGGCTCATTACTACAAAATAGAAAGATTTCAAAATAGATTACACTAACCGCAGGCTCAGGCTTGCGGTTTTTTGTTTGCAATAATAAAAGCAGTGACCAAAATCACTGCTTGTCAGTTATAGCAAATTCATAAAGTTTTTCTGCTGTTAAAAGCGCCATTTTGTCCATGCTTGTTTTTCCTTTTCTGAGATCAGAAACGGTAGTCCACGGAACTCCAGCGCCTTGCGAAATAGCAGACGTAGACATCGAACTATCTAATAATTCTTGAATAACTTTCCTCATCCTATTTGTCCTTTTTATTTTTTAGATAGATATATACATTGATGGCGATTATAAAAATAGCTATTGCACTAACCATTGCTTTTCCTCTTTTCATTTGATAAAATAGAGGTGTAAGGGGCTTTCGCCCCTACCTCTTAGCGTTTACCTTTTCTTTTGCGGGAACTTCGGTTTACGCTTTTTATTTTGCCTTGCGACCGTTATTGCAGTCACTAGACTTGCGATAGCAGTTACTGTTTCAGGAATATTTTCTATTGCCTTTTCAAGTAACCTAAGCCAATCTTCTTTGTTCAACTTCCTCACCTCCTTTCCTTATCTTGATTATATTATATCACGGTATACCGAGAAAGTCAAGCGTTTTGATAAAGTTTTTTACTTTTTTTCAAAAAAAATAGACCTTGTCCAGAGGTCGTGAAGTTGGAGGGGACACCCTCCGTTTTTGCTTATTTAATAGGAAATAATTTTACCTTTTTCATAATAATCTCCCTATAAAGTCACCGCATTCGGTGGCTTTTTTTGTCTTGGGATTCATGATATAATAATAAAATCGACAAGTAGGAAAAGGGAAATTGATGAATTATACAGTTGAAGAAAAAGAAGTCTTTATGAGGGAAGCTTTGAGAGAGGCTGAGATTGCTCTTGAACACGATGAAATTCCAATTGGTTGTGTGATTGTCAAGGACGGAGAAATCATTGGTCGTGGGTATAATGCGCGTGAGGAGTTGCAACGAGCGGTTATGCATGCGGAGATTATGGCAATAGAGAATGCGAACCTGAGTGAGGAGAGCTGGCGCTTGCTGGATTGCACGCTTTTTGTGACCATTGAGCCTTGTGTCATGTGCAGTGGGGCGATTGGACTTGCCCGTATTCCAAACGTGGTCTATGGGGCTAAAAACCAGAAATTTGGCGCTGCTGGGAGTTTGTA